TCTGAGTCTGCTGTTTCATAATCTCAATGTCTTTTTGAATGGTTTGTACTATTGTTAATTGTTCTCGATGATGTCAACGACCTGCCCGTAGCCTCCGGCACTGAGCACCTCGGCTGCAAGCTCCTTGATGAACGTACCCTCTTCGGTGGAGATTTCCACCTCACGCGGGTTGGCCTGTATGCGCTTCAACAGCTTGTAGGCCTCGTACTTCTGTTCCGGGGTTGCCGGAGCACCTTTTACCTGCGTCAGATTGAACAGGGCGAAGCATAGCTGCTCGCTGATGACCTGCGGTTTCCCGCCCTCTGCGGTCTTCAAGATTACAGGGTTCCCCTGTGCGTCCACGAAGGACTTGCTTAAATCTACTTTCATAATCTTTTCAGTTTTATATTTAACCACAATAGAAATATACCCATTCATGCATGGCAGAGACAAAGATTGCCGACCTCCGTCCAATATCTACGCTGCTTCTTATCTCGGTATCGTCAGGATCCATAAAGTTGTTTCCGGTTGTGTCTCCACTGACATATACATTGGTAGAGCTTGAATTGTCTGCTAAATTCTTGACAAAATATACCTTTCCTGGGCAGGTGCTCGGCTTTGGAAGGTACAGGTAATAGGCAGGGTCAGAGACTCCTAAAACCGTACTAAATAATATCACGCCTACGTCGAGCCCTGCTGTGTAGTATTGGGTGTTTATGTATGCGTAGGGAAGAAGGCTTGAAATATCTGCCCATTTATCAACAAACGACCCGTCTTTTGGTGAGAATACGCTTCTCATAATGCCGCCGTTTTGCACCCTCATTGCATTGTTCAGATAGCGGATTTCCGTTTTGTCATTCCCAAACCAGTTGTATTTCGTGCTTGCGCTGGCGAAAACAGCCCCGTCCGTTCCAATGCGATTTATACCTGTATTCGCGATAAGGCAGTACAAATTAAGCTTTGAGTAGAAAGTGCCCGTGTAGCTTATCGATGACCCGGTAAACGTGTATTCGCACGTTATTTCTATCGAATATGTTCCTGTATATGACAGGCTCGAATTTGTATAGCCAGTAAGAGCGAAGCCAAACGGGTTCCTGCTATTTGTACCTCTCGGAACAGTACCAGTCTGCGTTTTTATTGTCTGTACGTTGCTTGAAGAAACAGTACATTTTATGACGTAGGTGTATTTGAGGGTGGCATCTGTTTCAAAAGCATGACTTGAGAAATATCCATCAACGAACATGTCGTGCAAGTCCATCTTCTGACCAGCAGTATAGCTTCCGAGTGACAGCGAATCGTGAACAACGGTGAGCGTACTGCCGCTTGAAGAGCGACTTGTGCTCTTTGTGCCGGAATATCGTTTGTCGCTGCCAAAGTCAAAGCTGCTAAATGAACCTATGGCCTTGCTCAGCACGGATATCTTCTCGTTGCCGTAGCCGTCATATATAATCAAGCCCTCGTTCGGGTTGTTCAGCCGAATGTTTCCGTTGAAAACGGTGTTCTCAGCGTTGACGTATATTTTCTTGTTAGTAATGTCGATACCTGTTTTTGTCAGCCCGTCCTCAATACCGAGCTTGATATTATTTACAGAAGCGTAGATATAACCTGTTTGTGCAATACTGCCGTCGGAGTTGAAGTTGGTGTTGATAATAGTCACCTGCCCGGCGAGAATATCCAGAGTGCTCTCAACCGTATTCAGCTTTCCGTGGTCAGCGTCGAAGTCGCTCTTCGATGCCCACAGCTTGTTACCTTCCGCTGTTGTCGCAATGCCGCTTGCAGCGGTCACGTTGCCGTCAGCGTCGAAGTTAGCCACGACAGCCGAGATATGGTCTTTCGTCTGACTGATGTAGCTGATTGAGACAGCGGCCTCGTTGACCTCTTCCCACACGTTAGCGTTGCCCGTGCTTCCTCCGAGGTAGCGATATAGCTTGTTAGCCACGGTGGTACGGCTCTCCGTTCCACCGCTCGGTGTGGCGACGTTGTAGCCCGTGCCGCTGACCTTTGCCTTCCACTTGCAGCCGATGTGCCGCCATTCAGTACCGCCCGTCCACGAGTTCCACGGGTTATTCTCTTGGTAGTAGTATTCGCCCAGCGCGGCCTCGTCTGCAAGCTCCTTGGCCTTGGCCTTGGCACGTTCCTCTGCTGCTGAAGCGATAGCGTTCCTAATATATTCCTCTGCCTCTTTCACGCGGGTAGAGAACGTGCCGACCGCGCTATTGAAGGTGTCAAAAGCGGTATTGACAGACGTCTTCTCTGATGAAGTCACCTTGCCGTCCGAAATAGCAGAGTTGATAGTGTCAACCAGCGTATTGTAGGCTGTGTTAAGAGCAGTCTTAGCGGCAGAAAGGTTGCTGTACTCCGTAGAACTTGAAGAGAGGTTTGAGTTGTTAATGAGCTTTGTATATGCAGCGTCAAGGTCACTCTTTGTACTGGCAATGCTTTTAAGGTACTTCTCTATAGCCACCTTTTCGGCCTTGCTTATTATTCCATCAGCGAAAGCACCATCTACGTAGTCGCCAAGGTTGTCAACGTCGCCCTGAAGATTGTCAACGGCTCCGTTCGTTTCGTCTATCTGACTTTGCAGGTTATTGATGTCGCCAGCTATAGATGTCAGCGTGTTGTTTATGCCGACAACGGACTGGTTGATACCGCTGACGGTAACATCAATCTGGGACTTGGTGTAGTAATTTTGCAGCTCGCCGTCCGTGTACCCCTTCGCATATTCTTCCGCATAGAGCTTGACGGCCTTCTCGGTGTCGCTGATAACAATACCCAGCCGACGCTCCAGGTCTTCGTCCTGCGTGTCAACATACAGGCGAATAGCCTTATCGGCAGCGTCGAGGTCAATGCCAAGCTGAGTGATGGCCGCGCCGTTCTTGCTGATGTTCGTACCCAGCAGCTTGATGTTGTCGGAGGTCTGGATAATCTGCGTGGTCACGGTGCGCTTGAACTCATCGAGGGCTTTGTCCGTCACGCTGAGGATGGAAACGTACATTTCCCCGGTATAGTGCAGGTAGAAGTCGCCCAGCCCGTGCCATGTTCCCTCGAACTGCAATAGCTGCCAGTCCATGGATTTCGCTATCTGCTTTGCGCTGGTGTATGGCAGGGTGTTGGTCTTGCCCTGTGGAACACTACCGCTGTACTTGAAGCCGACGGTGAGATTCCCGGCGGTCTTAGGCAATAGCTTGATACTGAGGTACAGCGTGTCCTGCACGTCTTTCGACGCGTCGGTGGTAGAGGTACTGCCTGCCGCTGGCTGGTCGTACTCCTTGTGTGTGCCGGGCTTGCGTATGAGGGCATTGGCCTGCGTGATGCCCGTGGCCTGTATATGGAGCATCTGCTTGCCGTCGTATTCCTCGACGTTGGCACGATGCAGGCCGGATGAAACAACTGATCCGTTGAGCACGATTGGCGTACCGTCATCGTATGCAAGCAGGGCTGTATCTTCGTCAGCGTCGGGAGTCCAGCCGTACATGTTCTCGGTGAAGGTGGCATTGGTGAGGTAGTTGTCATCCTCCGTCATTTCGTAGGTCTGCTTCTGGTACTGCGTGGCAAAGACGTTTTTCAGCATCTCAATCTTCGCGTCAACACTCTCCCCGGTTCGCCGTAGCCTGAAGTCGCCCACGGCATATAGGTTAATCAGCAGCTCGCCGAAGCCCTCCAGCTGTCCGAAGAGCGGATTGTATATGCCCTGCAGGTTGCCGATGCGGCCTTTCAGAGCCTCTTCCGGGTTGGTCTTTAGCCCGTAGGCAATGTCGATATATGGCGTTGCTGCCCCGACGGTCATAATCTGAATGATACCCTTGCGGTCTGCATCCGTCTCGTTGTCAACGCGGCAGAAGGTGTCGCCCTCCTTGATGAGCGACAGGGCTGTGCCTCCGTCGATGGCCGTCGTGAAGTTCTTGAACTCCACCCAGTCCAGCCTGTCCTCCTTATCCGACAGGTCGCCCACCCCGGCGGCGGTGATGATAAGCTCGTAGTGCTTGGTGATGTAGTAGTCGTTTGAGCTGTCGGGCATTCCGTTGTACTGCTGCACCATAATATAGTCGCCCTTGCGGAAAGGATTGTAGAGCTTGCCGTCCTGTGTCTTGAGATACACCCTTCCCGTCGTCGGGTCGTAGTGGTCAACCTCCAGCATGGCCGTGAAGATGCGGTTGTCGTTCTCGCCCAGGAGCTGGGACACAACAAGCGTGAAGATACGCATTGCGCCCCTCACTATGAGGTTGTCGAACTCGCCCGTGTACTTCGTCTCGTCAACTCCGAGCGCGTTTTTGACGGTCGCCTGTGTAATTCCCCACCCGCGCCCGGAAACAAAGCCTGAGACAAAATCGCGTGAAAATAAGTTCCCGTCGAACTCCGACACGCCTTTTACACGGAGGGCATTCAGCAGGGTGTTGGTACGGACAATAAGCTCGTTCAGCTCACTGTTGCCTTCTGCGTCAATCCTGCCGCCCTTCAGTCCTTCGATGAACTGCCCGAACAGCGCACCGCCAAGCAGACGGCCTATGTCCTTTGCCGTGAAGCCCTTGTTGAGCGTCAGATGACCGCCCACAATATCGTCGCGCTGCTTGCTGACGAACTCTGCAAGCGCACGGGCTGCTGAGAACACGTTGGAGTCGGTAGGGGTCACGGTGTCGTAGCGTTTCAGCACGTAGATGTTTGAACTGCCACCGCCCATTTCACCGCCAGCAGATCCGTTGCCCGCGATGCTAACGTAGGTCTTGCCGTTGTAAGTGATGGTGCTGACCTGCTGCTCCTTCTTTGAGAAGAAGCTGTAGCGGGGTGACTGGCCGCACTCATAGCTGCACTTGTAGATATTGTTGAGGTCTTTTTCAAATGCCCGCACACGGCTCTCGCGGTTCTCCGTCCCGAAATATGTCTCGTTCACGAGCAGGACGCTCTGGCCCACGTCAAGGTCAACAATGCGGTCGGCATTGAACATCTGCCCCTTCTGCGGGTCTATGTAGTAGCCTGCACAGGCCACCGGGTCTGTCGGACAGGTGTAGGTGTTGTCATCCTTGACCATCTTCATGACCTGGTCGATGGCCTTGTCAAGCAGCTCGTTCTCAGCAGCCGGGAGGTATGTGTCACCTACAAAGCGGGTATCGAAGCCGTAGAGCACATATTTGTCGCCGTCCTGTGGCTTCAAGGTGTCGTTTGGCAGCTGTATGCCGTAGTCCTCATTGCGGACAATCTCGAACACCTGCGCCAGAGGGTCGCTCTCGTCTTTCTTTGCATCAGGGTTAAAGATTACACCGAAGTCACAGCCTGCAAGCAGCCCGGACTGGAACACAATGCGCAGTTCCTCGCCGTCGATCATGTAGTCAGTCTTGAACGTGAGGCCTGCATCCTTGTATCGGTAGGCTTTCCACTTGTTCTCAGTGGTCGTGCCGTCCTCTTCCTCAATGGTATCGGTATATTCCTTGGTAGTTACGCCGTAGAGCGTACCGACACGACGCGGGTAGATGTCGTCGAAGATGACGATACCCTCTACAACGTCGTCTTTGTCCATGTTCGGCCATGCATCGACATAGTTGGTACCTGCGGGAAGCATGAGGCGTTTCTGCACCACGCCCTCGATGGCCGTCTGCGACT